ATTCGTCTCCGAAGCCGAAGTAGACTCGGGGCAGCCCGCACCCCTGGGATGTACGCCCCCACCCCAGGAGGATCCATCTGACCTATGGTTCCTCCATGATTGCCCAGCCAAACATGGAGCCGATAGCTCCCAGCATTTGGACCCTCAGAGAAAGTCAGGATCTCACCCTCCTGAATCGTCCGCCATTGGGTCTGAGCCGGATCAAAAATGTCCGACCCAACCACACTAGCCGCACCATAGAGTCCACTGGTGGTAGTGTACCTCCGACGACTCGGGTCATCCCCAACCGGGAACACCCGGACTTCGGTAACACGGAACCGACCAACATGTCCCTCGTCAGTAGAGAACGGGGTACCTTCCTGTCCCCCTACATGAATGGAGTTGGGACCAGTCAAGATAGTCAGAATGGCTCCTGGTAACACAGAGGAGAAATCCCGAGTGGGGTCAGAAAACAGTGTACGGTCAGTCAGAGTAGCACCCAATGTCCCGGCAATCCGAGTGGCCCCCTCCCAATATCGGCGAAGGTCTTGGTAGTGGTAGTCCTGGTAGCCCAGAATGGCCTGGTCAGTGAAAACCGCTTGGAATGCATCCCGGAACAGATGGCGGTAATCAAACAGAACATGGGCAGGTTTCAATGCTCGCAAGACGAGTCGGACATTCTCCAGGAGTTGAAAGGGGTCTACCGGGAACTGTTCCAAGTCGATGAGTTGCCCATTGGGCAACGGAAGAATGACCCCCGTGGCGTTGCTGACGTTGACCTCGAAGGTATATTGTTCTTCTGGCCCCCAAGCTGATCGGCCACCAGGAATCTGTCTGGCGGCTACCGCTCGTTCAATAACCTCAACCGTAGCCTCGGTCAGAAGTCCCACACCTTCTGTAACGGCCTCGGTGGTAGCCCCCTTGAGAAGCAGACCAACCATTCGTCGGAGGAACGTGCGATATGAGATGTCCCCCGAGATGTCTGGTTGTCCATCTGCTGTGGCATCTGGGAACACAAGAGAACCCAGAAGCTGATACAGAAACTCGGATCGGGTGTACTCGTAGGCAGAATCCGCAAAGACCTCCTGGGCTGTGATCTGGAACTCGGCGATTCGCTCGGCCACTGCCTGATACTGCAAGGTGTAGTAGGGTCCCTGAATCTGGGCCACGTAGTTACTCGGCAAGACCCTCATGAAGACCGCCATGATAAGGTCTACTTGTGTCCGAGCCTGCATCATCCGATCCTGTCCGGGTTTCTCTACCGGAGCAGGGTTCTGCTGAAGCAGGTTCGGGAGAGCCGTTTTGGCATCTGGCTTGTCTGCCATGGTCAGCTACCGCTCCTACTACGTGATCGCCAAGGATCCAGTATCTACATCAAACGTGAATTCCAAGTTCCCGAGTTCCAAGAACTCGGTCGGTCCCGGTTCGATGTTTCGGGCCCCCGTGTCCCCATAAACCGTGTATGTGACGTGATAAGTGCCTGTTGCCGGGGTCGTCCCCGTAGAGAGAACCACCAACACGCGACTGGAAGTGATCGCAATACGTTTGGCTGCAAGCTCAGCCGCCGTTGCAAATGGGTACTGAACCTGCAAAGTTGCGTCATCGCTATAATCGGGGATGACCATCCCCGTACTACCAATGATGAAAGCACTGTTGGTCTGGAGCTTGATGGGGAATCCATTGATGTTCGGGGGATCATCGAACAAGGTCATGGGTGTGTTGTTCAGGAAAACGCCCCGGAACTCATTGATCTCCCCACCCCCATCCAGAGTCTGAGAAGTGAGGGCGTTCCGCAAAACAAACACTTTGGTCAAGTCCGTTGCCCAAGCGGGGATCTCCTGGAAATCCGATGCTTGGCTCGAAGCCACACTCTCCCGAACCACCATCGCACCATCCCCCTTGGCCAACTTGATGAGGGGAACCACCACGTAAGACACTCCCTCCACACCATCCAATACCCCGATCATATCGGCTTGACGAACAGGCTGTCCTTGTACCAAGCCCCCAAAGAATCGGGCCAGGGCTGTCCGGGCACTTCCATCTACGGTTGCGGAGGCATAGTTCGGTTTCAGAACCAGAGTGGCCTCAATGTCTACCGGAACCCCAACGGACTCCTTAGCCAAAACATCAGCCGTGATGTGCCGGGTTTGGTCAAATTCCTGTTGAGCCACAGCCACCAGGGAGTTTGTGGTGTACTCGACAGTGAAATTCTCATCGTGTTGGTAGTCAATCAACACAGACTCCCCCTCGACGAGCGTGGTTCCCGTTGTCAGCCTGAGTCCAAGCGGGTTTTCCCCATCCTCGGGAACAAAGGTGAAGTCTGGTTGACCACTCGGGTCATATGGGCCTTTGTACTCGACAGTACGGGTCACGTTCCAAACCTGCACTGTCAAAGGATTGGCCCCCAGATACCCCAGATACTCAACCCCTCCCAGAATGACATGAGACTCCCCAGTAACCACGATAGGCTCCCCAGAGGGGATTGATGTCTGAGGTGTCGTGGAGGTGGGCTGAACAACCTGAATGTAGTCCCCTGCTTCCGATGACTTGCCCATGTTCAAGGGGTCATCTCCAGCAAACAACATGTAGAGAGTTGTAGAGACAGTGCCTGATCTAGTGGGGTCCCCTGTGAAAGAAGTGATGCTTCGAACGGGTTGTCGGCGGAACACATACTTATCACTGGTTCGATAACGATAAGACCCCACGAAACCATCAGCCACATGCACATCCGCCGGGTCATTGTGATCGAGAGAAAGCTGAAGCCCGTCAGGGGGAATGATGAGAACATCGGTCAAGTCGAACACATGGCCAGTCTGGAGATCCTTGAACTCGAACCCCCAATCCGGACGATCCAGAATCTCGATGATGGGGTTGGAGTCCGAAAGAGCAGCGTTGATGGCCCGGAACTTCAGGTTGGACACATCACCTACGGGGGCAAACTGACCGTCTTTCACGATCTCAAACGTGAAAGCAAAGTCATCCGTGACTGTGGCGAGGCTCTCACCCCGAACCCAAATATCCACCTTTCCCCCGGTGTGTCGTCCCAGGGCTGCGTCCCAATCCCGCATCATCAACGGATGGCTGGCATCCACCACCGTTGCCTGAATGATTCCGGGCACCGCTATACCCTTCTGCACGTACCCCCGATAGGTTCCAGAATCTACACTCGACAACACCCCGTCAGCCCGAACAGCTAGGTCCAAGTTGGATTCTGAATCAGCCCCGCCGAAGGTTGCCCCCTCATTGGTGACTCGCACGCCTGACGGCCCGCTAATCACCGTTTGAATCTGACCAACGGCCAGGTTCCCAGCCTTTCCGATGCTGTCAGCCTGAATGAACACCCGAACTGAATAACGTCCTGTTGAGGGACTGTAGGTTGTACCAATGCCGTCGGGTGAGATCTGACCCGATGAGGTGGCTCTGAACGTCGAACTCCCGCCACTGATTCCCTGACCTACAACAATGGGCAAGAGAGCTGTGGGACGGATGGTGACATAGAACGTGGCCTCACCTCTGGCCCGGGTGCCTGGGTTTCGAGTCACTCCCCGTCGAGAAGCCAGATGATCAAAAGCATTGTCGATCATCGTCTGTACGTCGGAATCCGACCTCAAGAAAAAGGCTTGTCGCAAAGCCACCTTATAAGGGGACTGGGACACTGCCACGGACGTTCCTGAATGAGAGGGGTCATCAATGGCAAGTAGGGTTGCAAAGGACTGAGCCGCCTGAAGGAAACCGATGATGAAACGGATTCGTTCAGCTTCGGTGGTGAAGGGGTCGATGAAAGTGTCCCGCAAAACAGACCCGGGCTTTACATCTAAGTCGGGTTGCGAACGATAGATGGAAAGCACTGTGTCCCGAAGAATCTGTTGTCGGGTCACGGTGGGCAACGTCGTCACGGCAGTAGTCACCTGAAGAGGAGACCCCAAAACCTCGGGTGAGAAAGCGGATTCGTATTCTGCCCCATCAATCCAGTAAATGGCCGTGACCACATAGTACAGCGGGTCTGTGTCCAGGATGGTGTTGAAAGCGGCATTGGGAATGGCCGGATTCACCGTCGAAGACAGCGTGGCCTTTCGGTCATGGACAAAGGAGTACCGTTGAATCAGATCAACCCCTTGCACTTGCACAGTGGTCTTGTAGTGCAGGAACGTGTCCGGGATCTCCATCATCTGATCAAAATCTGTCTGATACTGGGTGCCCAAACGATCCCGTTGTGCCCCAGTCACACGCAAGTAGAGGGGGTCTGCTATGGGACTCCCATCCCCCTGAGTAACCACCATCGCATCAGCCGTGAGTTCCCCGATGGGGGTCAGTCGTTCGACCGTGGCCCCTGAGACAATCTGTTTGGGGTTGATCTGGGTGTATCCCGAAGTGCCTCCCCCTGGGGAGGTAGCGGCATAGAAATTGTACCCGACCACGTTCGGATCATCAAGACCGTCTATGGAGATTGTCACGTAGTCATCAAACCGCTCGAAAGTGATCCCACCCGGGGGTAGAACATCAGCCCGCACATCTCGGTCCAGGGCCAGATGGATGTCTGCCGTGGCAATATCCGTGACAGCCCCGTTGGTAAGCACGGCCCGAATGCGAACGGAATTATCTCCCGGATAGAGTTGCAAACCTTCAGGATGCGAAGACGGGTTTGGGATGGTGAACTCAGTACCACTGAAGATTACAGTCTCAGGGTCAGAAGTGAACCCTGCTTCTCTAATGGAAACCTGCACATCGGCTGTGTCCGCAGGCAACCGACCCGTAAGGAACCGGGAAGATCGATCTGTGGTCAGAATAAGGTGGGTCCGGTACTGGTTATCCGGACCCAGGAATTCAGGTGTCGTTGCCATGCTAGTTCCCATCCTTCAGCAACTGTACCGGGTTGGATTGTGCGAACAATCCGGCAGCCTGGGTGGCCGAGAGACCTGCTTGTTCCGGGCCCAACATAAGACCATTGCTCCCCATGAGAGCCACCACATCGGGGACCGTGAAAACGATGGTGACGTTGATTGGTTCCGAAGACGCATTCTGAACGGTCACATCCAGAAGGAAAGTCGTCGGATCCTGAGCATGGGGCTTCACAGTGATGTTGAGAACTGCGTAGAGCTTTTCCTTGAATGTGACCGTTTGAATCTTGGCCTGGTCCGTCTGAAGAGCCTGTAACCGGGATAGAGCCTTCCGGACATCCTCACTGATGAGAGTTGCTACCCCGGCAATCGCCTTGGTCCCAATCCGAGAACGGAGCATGGTGCCATACCACGGATGGTACGGATTGCTGTTCTGGTCGGTCAACAGAATCTTGAGGGCCGCCTGGTAGAGAAGATCCTCATTCTGAACCATAAGAGCCTGACCAGCCCCATCAAAACGATAGTCATTCTCGATATAGGTGGTTCGACACCGGAGACATCTGTTGGGGGCTGCCGTGTAGGTCACTTTGAGTACCGGGTTGGCTCGTAAGGCTTCAGAAAACCTGGGGTATCTCAGAGCGGTCAACGTCGGAGGCCGGTAGAGTTCCCAAGAGGGATAGAGTTGGGAACCACGAGCAGCCACCTGATAGCCATTGGAGCCGTCCCCGAAACCCAGGGCACCAGCCGCAGAACCAGACACCTTGATGAAGGAGTCCACTCCAATCTTCGTGGTTTCCTGGAAGATCAGATGGCCGTTGGTCTGGTCAAACTGAACTATGGTGACTCCCTGCCGTTTCAGGTAGGTGATTACCTGGGTTGCTGTCCACCGGGTTTCTCCCCGGATCCCGAAGGATATTGTGACTGCACCTACCGTAGACTCGATTGTCAGGGTGTCCTCATTCTCGACCAGGGTGAATGGTCCTGAACCCGTCCCGTAAAGGACGGCAGGGATATAGAGACCTCCCTGGGGAAGGAAGAAATCGTTGTTGGCCAGAACCCGTACCTGGCCACGAGCGGCTATGGGTTGACTGGTAGCCAGGGATCGTCGGTCAGAACCCAGGGGAACGACTTCTTCCACCGTCAAGTGGGAACACGGCCAGGCAATCTGTATGTCTCGTGACATTCAGCCTCCCCGCAAGGCTGAGATTATAGCCAAGCCAATGAGACGGCTTGGCTATAATCACTTGGCATCCGGGTACTCAGAAGGCAGATCATCAAACGTGAACTGGTAGTAGTCCGACTTGGAGTTGCCCTTGAATGCCCGAACAGTGCCATCCTCTTCGGTTTCAAAGAGCATCTCGTACATGTCCTGGACAAGATTCTGCACTCGGAGATCATTGGCAAACCGATCCTCATCGAAGTCACCCACTCCATCCAGGACACCTCCAAAGGCTTGTACCAGCACCTCGTCCCGTTCATGGGTCAACTGTTCTCGAAGATCACAGAGCTTGAGGATACGGGCCTCAAGATCTAACAGGCGTTCCTTGATGGCCTGGTTGTCCCAAGACCGGATCTGATGCATGGTCTTTACGATCATGTCGCTGTCGAATGACCCCTGGGAAATCCGACCACCCTGTCTGGCCGGATAATAGTGATCTGCCCGGACCCAACCTCCACGATGGCCTCCAAAGCCAGTGCTGTCTGTTCCAGGCAAGGGGTCGTTCGCCAAAGCCGACATCGGAGCCAGCACCCCCCCATAAGGAGACTTCTGGATTGTCTGCTGATTCCCATCAGCATCCGTGGAAACTACCTCGGTGCTGTCCGGATACCAGAAAGGGGAAATGTCAAATGGATTCCCACCGTTGGCTATGTATGCCATGACGAGCTTGCTCAGGGAAGACCCCTCGGGGGTGACCGAAAAGCCCATGCGTTCTTCGGTGACTGTTGTGTTCTCACCGGAGGTAACTGTTCGATACGTTACCTGGATTAGTCCGATTCGAGCAATCTCGGCATTGATGGTGGCTATCCGAAGTCCGATTTCTCGACGGTCTCGCAGCAACCAACTGGAATAAGCCCGGAAGTAGCCTATCGGCCAGACCGACATTTTGTTGAAGGATGCCACGGGCTTACCTCACAACACGTCTGGTTCAGGATCTGGTGGCACAGGCGGAGGCAGTACCTCTGCATCGGCCATGGCCGGGAAAGGTGGGGTCGAGGAAGCCATGTAGGTATCCGGAGTTGGGTTCCCCGACTCAGATTTGCAAAACTCCGCGATGATGTCCATACCGAACGCCGGGCCAAAAGGGATCACCACAGCGATCCCAGCCCCATAGGCCAGAGGACTGTCACTCGGCTTATTCTGGGCGGACACCAAGTCTGAAAGCACCCCGATGGTTCCATCCGAAACCAGGGTGAGAACAGCACACTTGGGGATCTGAAACGCGAACCCCAGGATGCTTTGGATGATGTCATTGATGCGTCGAATGAGGTTCTGGAGTTCGACAATCCGACCCTCAATGAACTCGATGTACTTCCTGATGGT